GAACACACCATTATCTAATGGTCTAAAATCTTAATTTATATTAAGATTAAATTAGTGGTCAGAAACCTCATCATTTATTGGTGGGGTTTTTTCTTTACGCTACAATAAAACTAAATTACTTTATTAATCGTGGCAGCTACCATAAATGCAACTATAAAAAGTGAAACTGCTAATAGCTATGTTACATTGACAGAAGCTAATAGTTATTTTGAAACAGTTCCAGATTCTTCAACTTGGACTAACAAAACAGATGATCAAAAAAATAGATCACTTATAGCTGCTACAAGATGGATTGATACTTTTGTATTTCAAGGTGATAGATGTGACGAAAATCAGGCATTAAAGTTTCCTAGAACTAATTATCAAGTAGATAGAGTTGAACTTTCTTGTAGTACTATTCCTAACAATATTAAATATGCACAATATGAATTAGCTAGGGCTTTGGCAAATGATACTGGTGCTATTACAGGTACTACTGGAAAAGATGGTAATTTCTCTGAGGTCAAGCTAGGAGATCTTCAAGTTAAATATAATACTGATAGTCAGGGAACTGGATCTATAAATAATATTTTAGATGTTTACCCTTGGTTACAAAGTTATCTTGGAGCGTATATGCTAGGTGGAGCAGGTACTTTTCAAATGAGGGTAGTTAGAGGATAATGGCAGGTCAACTTGATTCGTTATTTAAAAGTGTTGCTAAACAGGTTGTTGCTGATTTAGGAACTTCTTTTGATACAACAGTTTCTTATATTAAAAAAGGTATTTCTAGTTATAACGTAGATAAGGGAGAACAAATTACTATAGATACAACTTATTCAGATTTAAAAGTTCCAATTGAATTTATAAATTCAATTGAAGATGGTAGTGTTGAAATAAGACAAGCAAAACTTTATATTACACCTGATTTAATTGGTGATAATCAGCCAACTTTAGAAGATGAAATTTCTTTTAGTTATGCTGGTGAAACAGTTACAGGAGTGATTACAAATATTGATACTAAAAGAGGTGGCCAGACTTATCTCTTTATATTGCTTGTGAGGTTCTAATGGCTAAAGAAATCGAATTTAATGGAGATCAGGCTTTTGACAATACAGTATCACAGTTAGATGCTGATTTTGCAGATACAATAAGAGCTTTGCATGCTTCATTGTCTTCAAGAGAAGGTAGTCCTGTTTATACTGGTTTTTTAGCATCTAGCTGGAAAGTAAGAAGAGAACCAATAAAGGACAGAGAATCAGTATATGAAGTTTCACCTTGGTCTGGTATAAGAAGACAATTAGATGCTGTATGGGCAAGTGACAAAGAAGAAAGAAGAAGAAAACGTAGAGAATTATCAAATCAAATAGCTGTTGTTGATCCTCGATTCCCTGTTAATACTGCTTATAAATTTATAGATGCAGATATATACATTGGTAATGCTGCTGAGTATGCTGGTTATAGTGCAGAAGATCAAAGATTATCTAATTTTATACAATCAGAAGCAGGTGAAATTATTAAAGATAATATGAGAGATAAAGGTAAAATATTCTTAGGAGTTAAACCTGGCTCTGGTTTTGGTTCAGTAAAACCTGGATCTAGTTTACGTTACATCGAAGGTTAATTATGACTTTAGTAAATGTAAGAGCAGCTTTTGAAAAAGCAGTTACTGATCAGGTAACTGATAATGATCCAACTGTAAAAATGGTTTATGACAATGTGCCATTTAAAGAACCTGGAAAAACTTCTAAGTACATAGTAATGACTATGAACTTTAGTCAATCAACTTTACAAAATCAAGGTGCTGCTTCAGATTATTATGCTGGTGTCATTCAATGTAATATTTATGTGCCAAAAAATAAAGGAACATCAGTTGTTTCTGGTATTTGTGAGCACGTTATAGATGGTTTAACTTCTGTTAATTCTTCTGACTATACAGATACTTTTAGTTGTACTCCAAAAGTTCGTAATATTATTGGTCCAAATATGTTACAAATAGAGGATCGTAGTCATTTTATAGGAATTATTTCTTGCCAATTTACAGCAAATGCCTAATATAAGTATAATATAAATATTATTGAAGACTTACATGGAAGCGATTGAACTTTTAAGAAACAAATTTGGTGTTAGCCAAAAGTATAAATATGAAGTAAAGGATGGAGAAGAAACAATATTAGAAATATATTGGCATCCATTAACTATTGCAGAAAGAGAATCAATTATGGGTAAATCTAAAGGTGATGATGGAAATGAATTTGCATTAAATCTCATGATTGAAAAAGCACTAGATGAAAATGGCAGAAGGTTATTTCAAGATGGTCATAAAGCCTCTCTTAGAAGAGAAATAAATGCAGGTGTTTTGCAAGATATACAAATGGCAATGATGACATCTGGTGATAATTTAAAAGTGGAGGAAGCGAAAGCAGCTTTAAAAAGCAAATAAAGATTGGTATTTAATGTTTTTTCTAGCTAAAGAGTTAGGAATGACAATAAAACAACTTACAGAAAATTTAACTAGAGAAGAATTAATAGCTTGGGTAGGTTTTTTTGAGTTAAAACACGAAGAAGAAGAAAAATATAAAGAACAAGTGCAAAAAAAACAAGCCATCAAACCCAGAAGGCGGTAATATAGAAGTAATTTATTGGGTCGAGTAAATGGCAGCAGAGTACGGAATTAATATTAATGTTAGAACCCAAACTCAACAATTAAAAAATTTACAGCTACAACTAAAAGCTGTAGATAATTTAGCAAAATCAATAAAAGCACAACAGATAGCTCCAGAACTTAAAGGAGGTTCTCCAGAATTACTTAGAAAATTTAAAGATAGAATTGCACAGATAAGAAATGAAGTAATTGTAGCTAATAATGCGTTTGTAAATAATACAAAACAAATTAATAATAATGCAGGTGAAATTAGAGGTTTTTCTGCTGCATTACGAGATGCAAGAGCAAATGTAAAACTATTTAGTGGAGAATATAATGTTTTAACTCAAGGTATTCAGAAAGCAGACTTTACAGCACGATTTAAAGAAATAAAAGAATTTAGCAGGATTGCAGCAAATCAAGCAGCTAATTTGGGTGGAAATATTCCAATGGCACAAGGAACTACTTTTGAAGATTTGATGGCATTTAGACCAACAAATACTAGAGAAGCTATAAATGATTATGTAAGTATGTTGAGATTTCTTGAGGCAAGATTAGATAGAACAAGCGATAGGTTTAAACAAGTTACTGCAAGAATAAAAGAGATGGAGACTGAACTTCGTTCTCCAATCATTCAAGATAGTACTGGATATTCAAGACCTGCTGGTCCTAGACAAGCAATGTTTGGAGAAAACTTTTTTAATAGAACTCTTGGTCAGAATAGACAATTTCAAGAGGGCGGTTTATTTTTTGAACCTGGTGGATTTGCTAGTAGAAGAAGAAATGCTCTTAGTAGTGGTCTAATTGGTGGAGGTTTTCCTCTGTTATTTGGTCAAGGAGTTGGAGCATCAATTGGTGGTGGTATTGGTGGTATAGCTGGAGGTGCTTTAGGTGGCGGTTTAGGATTTGGTCTTTCTATTGTTGGTACTCAATTAGGTAAACAACTTGATGTTTTAGTAGGTTCAGCAAAAAAAGCTGGTGATGCTTTAGCTGATTTTAATAAAGATACAACTACTTTAATAGCATCATTAGGTTTAACTAACTCTGCTTTTACTCAAAGAATACAATTATTGGAACAAGCTGAAGGAAAAGAGGCTGCATACAATGTTGTTCTTGCTCGTACTACAGCAATAGTTGGTCAAGGTGGTGTTGATGCATTAAAAGAATTTGGTGATCAAACAAGACAGATAACACAAGGATTTAGTCAGTTTTTCTTGATCGTACAGGCTGGTTTAGCAAGAATAATATCTTTTTCAAGAATATTAAAAGGATTAGGAGATGGTTTGCAAAATTTTACTGTAGGAGAAAGATTGAGAAAATCAACAAGTCCACAATTACAAGGAATAGGAAATCGAATAGCAGAGTTAGAAGGTAAACAGGGTAGATTAACAGGACAAGAAAGAGCAGAACTTAGAGGACTAAAAGCACAAGGTATAACTGGATTAGCAGACTTTGATAAAACAGAAACAAATAGATTAGGTTTTGAGGCAATTTCAAAAGGAATGAGAGAAGAAATTGAGTTAACAAATGCAAGTACATTTGCTAAAAGACAAAAAATAAAAGCAGATAGACAAGTAAATGATTTAGCAAAAGAATTTCAAGAGCTTACAAAACAAACATTAAATGAAGATCAATTAGAACTTCTAAGAGAATATGTTCATGCTACGAATGAATTGGCTTTAGGCACACGACTTTATAATGATGAATTAGCAAAACTTGATGAAGAATTTATAAAATTAAATGATAGTGGTTTTCAAGTGGTTGAGTTATCAAAAGCAATTGGTTCATCTTTTGAAGAATCATTTAAAGGAGTTATTAAAGGAACAATGAGTGTTCAAGAAGCTTTTAGAAATATGTTTATGCGTATAGCAGATCATTTCTTAGATATGGCTGCACAAATGATGGCAAATTCATTACAACGAGGAATTTTAGGAATGTTTACTAATTTGTTTAATCCCTTTAGTTTTGTTGGAAATTCATCTTATACAAATGCATTTACTTCTAGCCCAAGTATTCCTTTCATTGTGCCAGATACACCTCTTGTTCCTCAATTAGCTAATGGAGGTATGGCTAAAGGTGGTAAATCTTATCTTGTTGGAGAACGTGGTCCAGAATTGTTTACACCAGGAGTTTCTGGAATGGTTACTCCAAATGAAATGCTTGGCGGTTCTACAAGTATCGTAATAAATGTAGATGCTTCTGGTTCTTCTGCTGAAGGTGATGAAGAACAAGGTAGACAGCTTGGACTTGCTATATCAGCAGCAGTACAATCTGAAATAATACAACAAAAAAGACCAGGAGGATTACTCGCATAATGACAGTACCTAATTTTGACAACGATGTAAATATAAAACCTAAATATGGTCAGCGAAAAACATCCGCACCATTAACCCGTGTTGTTCGCTTTGCTGATGGTTTTGAACAGCGAATATTATTTGGCTTGGCTAGTCATCAGAATCCAAAAGTATTTAACTTAACTTTTGAAGTATCTGAAACAGATGCGGATACTATAGAAACATTTCTTGACGCTAGAGCTTTAGATAATAAAAGTTTTACGTTTACACCTCCTGGAGAAGCTAGTTCATCTAAATTTGTATGTGAAAACTGGAGTAAACAGATTCCATATGTAAATAGAGCTACGATACAGGCAACATTTAGGGAGGTATTTGAAGCATGACATCAAGTTATGAACAAGGTCGGCCTGTAAATTCAAATATACAAATAAGTAAAGATTTACAAGAACCTAATCCTTCTGCAATTATTGAGTTATTTGAGCTTGAGTTAATTAAAAATGTTCATTATGTTTTACCAGCAACTATAGATACAAACTATTATTTCCATGATGGAACGAGTAATAATAATTTTGGTTCAATAAAGTGGACAAAAGGAGATTCTAATAATACAGAAGTAGAGTATGTTGCTTTACCTGTTAAAGCCGAAGGTTTTAAGTTTGGTAGAGGACAACTACCTAGACCTACACTTACTTTTTCTAATGCTTTAGGTGCGTTTACAACTATTTTAGCTGCTGCTAATTCTGTAGCAACGAGTATCGAAGAAGGTTCTATTGGATTAGGTCTAATCAATAATGATCTTACAGGTGCGAAAGTTACAAGAAAACGAACATTGGAGAAGTTTTTACCGACATCTAATTACAGTACAACACCTAGTTACAATGCTTTTGATTCTTCTTATCCAGAATTTCCAAAGGAAGTATATTTTATTGATAGAAAAAGTAAGGAAGATAGAGAGGTGGTGCAATTTGAATTAGCTGCTAATTTTGATTTAGCAGGGGTTAAAGCTCCTCGTAGACTTGTAACCAGAGATCAGTTTCCATCAGCAGGGATTTTCAAAGGATGAAGCAGTGGCAACAAATAGCTATGAGAGATAGCAAACTAGAAAGTCCAAGAGAGATTTGTGGTTTAGTTGTTAATTTAAAAGGTAAAGAAGTGTTTTTTAATTGCCCTAATCGTTCCAAAGATGAGGATAATTTTATTTTAGATCCTGATAGTTATGCAATCTGTGAAGAACAGGGTCAAATTGTAGGCATATTTCACAGTCACCCTAAAGGATCTTCTGAACCGTCTGATGCAGATAAGATTAGTTGTGAAGCATCAAAACTTCCTTGGTATATTTATAGTCCTCTTGAAAATACTTGGTCAGAACTTAAACCAAATGGATATAAACCAAAACTATATGGTAGACCTTGGATTTGGGGATTAACAGACTGCTATACGTTTTTAAGAGATTGGTATAAAGAAGTCAAAAATATTAATTTAAAAGATTATGAAAGATCTCTTACAGCAGAAGAATTTTTAGAAGATCCTTTATTTGAAAGTTATGCTTGGAGAACTGGATTTAGAGAATTAAGACATAATGAATCTTTTGAAAAAGGTGATGTTTTTCTTATGAAACTATTACACCCAAAACCTAGTCATGTTGCTGTCTATGTTGGTCATGGCAATATTGCTCATCATTGCAATGAAAGGCTAAGTTGTATTGAACCTTATAGTGAATTTTATATAAGATGTACTCATAAGAGGTATCGGTATGTCAACTGAGATTAAACTATATGGTCATTTAAAAGAAGCTACAGGTCGTTCATCTTTTAAGGCAAAAGTTAGCAACACTGCTGAAGCAGTTAGGTTTTTAATAGCTAATTTTCCAACTTTGGAACATGAAATGGCAAATCAATATTATAGAGTCAGTGTTAACAATGTAGATATAGATAAAACTGAATTACACAATCCAATAGGTATTGCTGAGATAAAAATAGTACCTGTAATAGCTGGAAGCGGAAGAGGTTTCGGAAAAATATTATTAGGAGCAGCGTTAATTGGTTTAGCTTTCCTTATGCCAGCAGCACCTAATGGTTTAACTCTAATGGAAGGAATAAAAGCTGGTTCTTTCGCAAAAGTTGGTCTTATAACAAAAAGTATGGCTTATGTTGGAGCTTATCTAGTGTTATCAGGTATCGCTGATTTATTTACACCAGCAGTGGAACCAGAGGCAGATGATCCATTGTCAGCTAATTTCTCTAACGCTATCAACACTACACTTGCTACAGTTCCCATCCCAATTTTATACGGAGAATGTATTACTGGATCGGTTGTTATCAGTGCTGGTATAGATACTGCCGATGGCTCACCTAGTACAACAGCTTCTGCTAATGTTGT